AGGAGGCACATTATGAGTTCAGTAGTAGCAAGCGGAAGCTTCACGTCAGCAGGAGCTGTAAAAGATATCGCACTTCGAAGCGATTTCGACATTTTCGAATGTTATAACTACACACAGGCAGCAACAACACAGACAACGGGTCGCGGATGCGCTTTCCGTTGGCAGCGTGGTTTTGCGGATAACGCTGGTATGATGTGGACAAAGGAAGACTCTGGGAACGCACTTGATCTTGAAGTGATTACTTCTGGTGGTTTCCTACGTGTTGACGAGAGTGTGCAAGCACCCGAAGCGGCAGTAACAGGAACAGCGATTACAGCAGCTAATCCAGCAGTTGTAACAGCAACTTCTCATGGTTACGCTGTGGGTGATCGTGTTCGTATTGGTGGTTCAACAGGAATGTTGCAGATTGGCGGCTATGAATTTACGGTAACAGCAGTAGCGGACGCTAACACGTTCACGCTGGGTTACCTAGATGCATCCGGATTCGCAGCAGCGGCAACAGCATTAAGCGCCCGTCGTATTCCTAATGATCCTCTTTACGCTCCATCGAAAAATTGGATTACAGGAATTTCTCAAGCAGCCTCTGCTGTTGTGACACTTTCTGTAACACACGGTCTAGCTGTAAACGATGAAGTTCGTCTGTCTGTACCTGCTGCTTGTGGCATGGTAGAAGCTGATGGACTTGCTGGTAAAGTTACTGCAGTAGCGACAAACACTGTAACTCTAGACATCGATTCTAGTGGCTTCACAGCGTTTGCTCTTCCTGCTTCTGCTTCTGCAGGATCACCAGCGTTGCTCATTCCTTTTGGAGTGGATTCAACAAACAGCGTTGCACAAGCGCTAGATAATGATGCCCAGATCCTTATGCGTCTGGGTGCTGGAGCTGATGGGCCTGCTGGATCATCTTCAGATGTTATCTATTGGGAAGCTAAAAAATCCCTAGTGAACACTAACGAGTAAGCACTCGGAGCGGGGGTTAGAGATGCCCCCGCTTAGCAAACAAGAGGAATATATGGGACAACCAAAAAAACAGGTTGCAACCGCGGTAATGGAAGCGCCAGAGATGGAAACTCCAGCAATCAAAGTTGAAATGACACCAAGAGAACGTGACATGAAGATGGTTAAAGGCCGTTTTCGATGTTTTGAGCCTCAGGGTGGCAATGTGAGACTAGCTTACCGAAAGCATAAGGGTGAGCCAGTACGTACATACACAATGGAAGATGGTGAGATCTACGAGATCCCATTCGGGCTAGCTACATATTTACGTGATCAGTGCTGTTACTATGAGCATGGGCATATCATGGACAAGAATGGTGCTCCACTGATTGACCGACGAAACAAACGTATCGATCGAATGACATTCGAACCCGTAGGATTTAGTTTTGACGGCGAACTTCACTCCTGATGCCTACGAGGTGACAGATGTAACGAGAGCACTACAGGCAATCGTTACCACGTCAGAAGACCACGGTTATTCCGTAGGATGGACGGTGCGGCTTATCGTGCCGGCAGATCACGGAATGAACATCCCTTATATCGCTGCTCAGGTTGTAGAAGTCCCTGCAAGCGATCAGCTTACACTAGACCTTGACACAAGGAACGAATTAGCTTTCACTGTACCTGGATTCAGTCCAGCTCGGGTAGCACAAATAGTGCCCATTACAGGGATAACAGAAAACTTGGCGGTATAGATGACATCGACTCTTACTCAGATAAAAAAGAAGGTCCGCAGGCTTACCGCCTCTCCTGATCCAACCCAGCTTAGTGACGCAGATATTGAAGAGTACATAGACACGATGTACGCCTATGATCTTCCGGCTCACTTAAAGCTTTGGAAGCTCCGAGACAAGTACACCTTCTTTACGGAAGTAGGAGAAGACAAGTACAGTCCGGACACTACCCTTTACAATACATTCCAGCAGCCCGTTTACATAGACGGTGTTGAATCGTTCTATTCGCAGTCGGAATCAGAGTTTTTTCGACTTTGGCCAAAGGTCAACTTTGAGGAAACGCCATCTACTGGAGACGGTTCGGCAGTCTACACGTTTACGCTTACCGAAAAGCCAGTACTAAGACGACAGGTAACCATTACTGCCATTGATTCGACAGGGGCACAACAAATTGCTCAAGACAACGGATCCGGTGGGTTTACGGATGCAGACGGTACAGCCCTAACTGGAACTATCGACTATACGACAGGCGTTGTAACAGGGCTTACATTTACGGCGACCATTGACGCAGGAACCTCTATCTTTGCTCATACGGTCCCAGTCAATAGGGCTAGGCCTACCTCTCTTCTCTACTTTAACGATGCGTTCTATGTGAGACCCGTCCCAGACAAGGCGTATAGAGTTGAGATCGATGTATATCGCAGACCGTCGCAGCTTCTTGAAGATTCAGGAGACGAGCCGGAAATTGCCCAATGGTGGCAGTTCCTTGCATTTGGGGCAGCTAAGAAAGTTCTGGAAGACCGTGGAGACTTAGAAGGAATCCAAAACATCCTAGGCCCATTCGAAGAGCAAAAGCAGCTTGTTCTACAGAGAACAGTAAAGCAGCAAACTCAGCAGAGAGCCGAGACAATCTATACGCAGCAAACGCAAGGCTGGCCGCAAGGTGGCGGCTATCATAGTTATTAGGAGGGGTTAGAAATCGTTTATAGACCAAATATTCCCCAGTCAACGGACGTACTTGGCCAAAGTGCAGCAGAGATGCGCGAGAACTTCACCCGTATTCTACAGGCATGGGATCAGGATCATGTAAGCTTATTGTCTGATCAGGGCGAGCGCCTAGGAATGCATGAGCGTCTAACAATGCCAGAACAAGCAGCAGCACCTAGTACAGCGGCCAATGAAGTGGCGTTCTATAGCCAAAACGGACAAGCTAGCGATGTCTATTACCGTGTAGAAAGCGATGGTGCATCGGGCCAGATTATCAGCGATAGATTCGTGGCACTAAATGGACTGAAGCTAGAAGCCTACTGTGTATTCAACACGGATAACGGCGGGTTTTTGTCGGCTCCAACCCTAGAGAAAAGTGAGGATGGTGGAACGGTTATCGGAGAGCGAGAGATTAAGTCTTTCAACGTCTCCAGTGTTACCCCAAACCTTGCTCAAGATCCTTCTGGATTCACGGTGAACTTTAGTCCAGAAATAAGTACAGCAGACTATTTTGCTGTTATTGATACGTTTAGACTAAAGAACGTAATTGGTGGGGTTAATGGATTTATGCAAATTAAAAACAATGCAACGTACAGCGACTCTTGTACTACAGCAAAACTAGAACTGGAGAATAGAGATTTGCAGGGGGGTGGATCACTAATTTCCGCTAACCTTAACTTCTCGTTAGTCTCAGTACAAATCTGGACACCATCACAATGACGTATGATCCTGGTATCCCTAAACCTGGCAATGATATCGCGGAAGACCAGCCAAAAATCTTGGTCAACTTCCAGCAGCTTAATACGCAGTTTGGCGTAAACCACGGGGCGTTCGATGACGGAACGGTTCCAGGTAAGCACAAGCACGTTACTTTAGTAGAGCTCTCCCAAGCTGAGATTGATGCACTTGAGCCAAAGAACGACGAGATTATTCTCTACGGTGCAGAAGATAGCGCCGGAAACACGGAGATATATTCTAAGCAGCACCAGCAGACAGCAACCCAATTCACAAAAGCAGGCATTCCTTTTATCGGCATGAAGCCCCAAGCATCAGCAAACTTTGGTCCTGGTGCTGGTCCCTTCCCAAGAGCCGCTGTAGTCTCCAGCTCGTTCAATGTGGGAAGTGTCTCTGAAACTGCAGATGGTCAGTATACGGTGACTTACACAAACGATATCGTAGACGCAACAGGTGCAGGAACCAATAACTACTATTGGAGTATCCAAGGCTTTGACGATCAGAATAACCCAGTGATCGGATCTCCAGAGACGGATTCAGTTTATGGAGATGTGGTCAAGAAGGGTTCAATTAAAGTGGACTTCCGAAATCAAAACGGCACGTTGGTCAGTTCTTTGACTCGAGGTCAACTCATTATCTGGAGCGTTCAGTAATGGCAAAATATGTGCCGCTTACAGTTTCATACGCAGAAAGCGGCCTAAAGAAAGACAAGGCCGCGTTTGTACTCGCAGACGATGCGTTTCAACAGCTTCAAAACGCATATAATTGGCGCGGACGTATTCGCAGACGACAAGGGTTTGATAAGCTTGGAAGGCTTAGACGTATATTCGCGGCAGCATCTTACTTTGATAGTGGAGCAAGCCCCTGGACTATCGATCTCTTGCAGATCAACGGCTATATAACTGATGTTGATATCTCAGGTGCGCCTACGTGTATCATAACCACTAGCGATGCTCATGGCCTATCAAACGGAGATAGCGTTGTCATAAGTTCTGTAGTGGGAACAACAGAGCTTAACGGGAATACCTACACGATAGCCAACGTTACAGCCACGACATTCGAGGTAACACAAGCGGGACCTACTGCGTATACTTCTGGTGGTTTCTTTTATAGTGATCGAGATAGATCCGGAGAAGGCGATGCAAATGTAGAGTGCGGATCCGTAGTCATCGTAGTAGACGTTGGAGGGACACCAGAGACATTCACTGATCAAGGCGATGGAACGCTTGACGGCAGCCTTGGAAACTCTGGAACGATCAACTATGTCACTGGCACTGTAATTCTAACGGGAGCAGCTGCAGCAGCCCCAACAACACTAGCTTACAACTACTATCCTAGTCTCCCAGTGATGGGAATTCCCCAGCGAGAACAAGACACGATAAACGTAGAGCAGACTATCGCTTTCGATACGAAGTATGCTTACGAATATAACTCTGGAGTGTCGGGATTTAGAGAGATTGTCGCTACTAATCCCAAGATTTGGACGGGTAATAACTCTGATTTCTTCTACTCAACCAACTTTTGGCGAGATGGAAGCAACAATAAGTATTTTTGGACCACTAACTTTAACTCTAGCGACCCTATTCGACTCTACAACGGTACTGAGTGGTCTGGAGCGAGTGCGACCCTAGGGGAGTTTGAGCCTAACCTAGATAGCGGCGGCACAAACAAGCTTTTCCAAGCCAGAATGCTCATTCCATACAAGGGAAGAATGGTAGCTCTTAACACATGGGAAGGGACAAGCAGGGGAACAGCTCTCCAGCGCCCACAAAGAGCACGTTGGTCGCAAAATGGAGATCCAACAGATCTAACTGACGGATGGCGCAGCGATGTGGCTGGACGTGGGGGTTATGTCGATTGCCCTATTAGCGAGCATATCATCGGAGCCGAGTTTATCCGTGATCAGCTTATTGTGACATTTGAACGATCTACTTGGTTGCTCAGATACACCGGAAACGAGATACTTCCATTTTCGTGGGAGAGATTAAATCGTGAATTGGGTGCGGATTCAACGTTCAGTACGGTTCCGTTTGATGATGGAATCCTTTATGTGGGAGATAAAGCTATTGTTGCATGTGATGGCAACAATGTTACTCGCATTGATGATGCGATCCCTGATGAGGTGTTCGACTTTCACAATAACAACAATGGACCCCGCCGAGTTCATGGTATTCGCAATTTCTTTGAGCGCCTAGTATTCTGGGCCTATCGCAGTGCAACGACTGAGCCAACTGCAGGAAGCGAAGGGACATTTCCGAATCGAGTCCTAGTATTCAACTACCATAATAACACCTGGGCAGAATTCACCGATTCCTTCACTACTTTTGGTACATGGCAGAGATCAGACGATAGAACATGGAGTTCAATGTCTGGTAAAACCTGGGAGTCGCAGTCTAACCCGTGGAACAATCCAGAATTCCAAGCGGATTTCCCTGCAATCGTAGCCGGAAACCAACAAGGCTACGTGCATGTTCTTGAGCAGAACGTTAGGAACACCCCAAGCCTAGCGATCAACGGTATTACTCTGAGTGCAGCAGCGGGAAATGCTACAATTCTAGATGTTCCTAACCATAATCTGCAGGAAGGCGAGTGGGTCTACGTAAGTGGGTGTGTTGGACAAACCAATTTCCCGACCAACATAAATGAAGGCGTGTATCGAGTCGGTGTGACTGACGGTGATACGCTTACGCTTACTCAGAAGCCACAGGTCGCCACCACAGCCATTACGAAGGCAACCCAGGCCGTTATCACTGCTGCAGGTCATACGCTTCAGGTGGATGACTGGTGTGCGATTCGGGACGTGTCCGGAATGACAGAGATCAATGGGCGGTACGCAAAGGTTACGGCTGTAACAGCGACAAC